CCTTCAAAATGTTTTATAGTGTGTTCTATAATTTTGGATATTTTTTCGTCTTTTGTCATTTTATATGTTGATTTCCCTAGAGTTTATTATATAATCGTATTTATAAAGAGGTTAATAAAATGTTTTGTTTAAGAATACCTACAGGAGAATTAAAAGGATTGTTTCTTATGAATAATCTAGCAGATTGTCCTGTGTTCGAAACAAATCTTGAATCCACGAAAGAAAGTTATAAAAATTTCTGGGGATTTGAGATCGTAGAAGTTGACAATTTAACAGAACGCAATATAATACAATCTCACGGAATTATACCTAAACCTATAAATGATATTGAGGATTAATTAACATTATGGCTGACGATAAAAGAGAAATCTTACAGAAACTACAAGAATTGCTGGCAATGGATAATTCCGATAAGGAATATCTTGTTGATGCTCTTTTAAAAGATAAAGAGGTTAAGCAACAGATATCCTCTAGATTAGTGACCGTTGTTGAAAATATGATAAATCACGAAGATTCTAATAATGTTATCAAGAATGTTATTGGAAAAATTGTAGAGAATCAGATGAAAGAAGCTTTACAGTCTTATAAAGATGTTTTTTTAGAAGAAATCGAGCAACAGTATATTAAAGCTAAACAAGATGTTTCTAACGATATTCTAGCTAAAGCTGATGAATACTCTTCTAAAGTAGAAGGCGAACTTAAAGCAGTTCTAGCGACCGAAGTTGCTACTGCTTTATACGATAAAATGACCTCCAAGTAACAAGTTTTTCTCCTAAAACTCTCATCTCCCTATAATAAATAGTATTATAGGGAGATTTTTTATATGGAAAATTTTGAAGAATATCAAGAGTTAATAGAATCTCTAGGAATAGATGACAGTAAAGTCTATAGGATATTGTTATCAGACGGGACGGATATTGTAACGGAAGTCTTGCCGTTCAACGGAAAATCTAAAAAGATCACAGCAGTCAATCCTTTGAGAATCCTAAAGGATCATTTTATAGACGATGGATTGTTAATGGGGAGCGAGATACTGGTATTATTTGATCCCAGCATAGAGAATCCAATGATAGAGTTTAATAGATCTCTAATTATTACTATGTATAAAGTCGACGGAGAAACTATAGAAAGATATGCTCTAACCTTATTTGATCATTATTTTCCTTTAGATGTCCAAATCGACCTAGATGAACCTAAAAAATCTAAAATTTCAAAAAAATCAATTAAAACTAATATAGTGTCTTTTATTGAATATAAGGATAAAAGAACTAAAGGAATCTTTTAGAGAGTTGGTCGAAGATCAACATTTCATTCTTTATTTTCTTTCCCAAGAAGATCTTAATAAATATATTAAAGAATCTATAGAATATACATACCATTTCATTAAATACTTAATGATTATAATATAAAAAGTATAAACAGGCAACAGTTGATTTTATGACATATAAAACTCCAATGTTCTCTAAGGGAACAACAACTTATAAAGATTTTGATATATCTTTTAAGTATAATCCTTCAACTGGAGATCTAAGAACTGTTACTGATAATAATTCTATAAAACAATCTATAAAAAATATTATTTTTACTTTATATGGAGATAGACCGTTCGATCCTAATTTTGGAGCAGGAATACACTCTATGTTGTTTGAACCTTTAGATCAAATTACGAAGATAGAGATTGAAAACAGATTATTCGAGAGTTTATTGTATTACGAACCTAGAATAGATATTTCGAGAGTGTCTGTATCTTCTGGAGTAGATGATAATTCAGTATCAATAACGATAGCATATTCTATAAAGAATCAAGCTACCCCTCAAAGTTTAAACGTAGTATTAAGTAGGATAAGATAATGTCTGAGACAGATTATACAAAAATAAAACAAGACATAGTTGATCATTTTAAAGATCTTACGGAATTTACAGATTATAACTTTGAAGGATCTGCAATATCCACTCTGATGGATATTCTTGCTTATAACCAACAGAACTTAGCTTTACAGTCTAATTTATCATTTTCCGAGACTTTTCTTGACAGTGCTAATCAACGATCTTCTGTAGTATCTCGTGCTAAGGAGCTAGGATATATTCCTTCATCATCTAGTGCTGCCATAGCAAGTGTATCAGTGACATTCTCTGTCGCAGGGAATCCTCTACAATACGTTATTCCGAAGAATACGATATTTTTAGCCAAAGGAGATTCTAAAACATATTCTTTTACAACGGTTTCAGACACAATTGTTAATAAAGTGTCCAATACATTTTCCACAACACTAGAACTCGTTCAGGGCAAACTATCAACATATTCTTATACTGTAGATACATCTAACGTTCTCCAAAAGTATATTATTCCTTCTACGGAAGTTGACATTGATTATTTGTCCGTATCCGTAAACGGGACAATATACGAAAACTTTAAAAATTATAGTATAGGATCTTTGGACAGAAATTCTAAAGTATTTTATATATTTGAAAATATAGATGGATACTATGAAATATATTTTGGAGATGGTATTTTAGGCAAGAGTGTAATTAACGGAGATGTTATATATATCACCTATCTTATTACAGATGGAGAGGATGCTAACTATCTTAATAAATTCACATTAGGATCAACATTATCTCTAGTAACAAGCCTCAGTATGACAACATCTAATCCTGCTATGGGAGGATCCGCTAGAGAATCTATCGATTCTATCAAGTTTAACGCTCCTCTAGCGTATCAAAAACAAAATAGGTCCATAACTAAGCCAGACTACATTTCTCTCATTAAATCGAATGTATCAGGAATAGAGGATGTTAACGTTTGGGGAGGGGAGGAGAATATTCCTCCGTACTACAATAAAGTTTTCATATCGTTAAAGCCTTTTGGAGGAAGATATATATCATCTCTCTATAAAGAGAAGATTAAAAACATGATTAAAGATAATTATGGCATATTAACATCTCGCACTGAAATTGTAGATGGAGATTTTACCGACGTTGGAGTTGATTGCACAGTTACCTATAGCGGCAAGAGATATAATCCTCTAGCATCAACAACTCTTAGTGATCAGATCAAAGCTAGTATAGTTTCCTTCTTTGGGTCATACGGCAACAAGTTTGGAGAAACTATATACCATTCATCTCTATTAAATAAGATTACAAATACTAGTGACTTGATCCTTAATTCAATCTTAAACTTTACACTTACCAAATACAATAAAGTATACTTTGGAATTTCTGGAGAATACTCGTACAATTTTAACAACTATATAGCCCCTAACACTATAAGAAGCAATAGTTTCGTTGTTGGAGGGGTTACGTATAGCTTAAAAGATTCTCCGCAAGGTGCGTATCCATACACTAGTGGAAATGTTATATTATACAATGCGACATCCAGTATAGTTATAGGGACAGTCAACTACACGACAGGATCCATTGTTATTTCTAATATAGCTATAGATTCTATTGTTGGAGGAGGTACGGAATTATCTGTTACAGTCAACCAAGGTTCTTTTATAGACAATGATACTGTGTTTTCAGACTACAACATCTATACAAACAAAAGAAATCAGTTAATAAGATTAGTAGAGAATCAAATTTCAATAACTCTCCTTCCGGATAACACCAGATAATGCCAAATATATCAAAAACTATACTGGATAGATCTCTCCCTCAATACATTCAGAGTGAATATCCTATGTTTGAGTTGTTCATGAAAGCTTACTATGAATATCTAGAACAACAAAATTATCCAATAGACGTTATTAAAAATTTAAAACAGTATAGAAACATCGATACAACTTTAGATAGTTTCACTGAGCATTTTGAGACTGAGTATTTGAATAAATTTCCGTCTGCAATCTTAGCAGATAAGAGATTGTTGATTAATACTATTAAACAATTTTACGTCAACAAAGGCAATCAAAATTCCTATAGATTTTTGTTTAGAGTTTTGTACAATGAAGATATATCATTTTATTTCCCTGGGGATGATATTTTAAGAGCTTCTGATGGTAAATGGATTAAAAGGACTGTTATTAAAGTCCAATTAACGAACTCCTCCGATGTTGAAGGTAAAGATGGTAAGTATGTTACAGGAGTAACATCTAAAGCTAATGCAGGGATCGAGTCTATTATAGTGTATAGTGATAGAGGTGTGTTAGTTGCTGAGATAGAAGTCAACATTCTAGAAGGATCCTTTATTAGCGGCGAATATGTTCAGATTGATTCTGCTCAATACAAACTATTAGATTGTTATAATTCAGCTAACATAACAACAGCAGGATCTGGATATACTATAGGAGATCTTTTAGATATCAAGGATCCTTCGAACAACGTTATTGGTGTGGCTAAGATATCTCATACAAGCAGAGGCAAAGTCTCTGCTATCAATGTAGATGAGGGAGGGCTTGGATATAATGGAAATATTAAAATTGTAGACGAGTTTAAATATCTCCCTATAAACTATACTTGGAATTCCATGGTTCTCAATAATACCCCTATTTACAGTTCTGTAGGATACAATTTTTCCAATAAACCTATTAACTTTGCTATAGATTCAGTAGAATTCTTAGGAGAAGGCGACTTAGTATCCGTGAAAGATTCTTCAAACTCTTCGGGATCAGGAGCTTTTGGTATAGTCCAAACTGTAGACGGCGGAGGATCGATCACTAGCATTGTCATGTTAGACCAAGGAGATCAATACGAAACTCCCAAAGCTTCTGTAATATCGACAACTGGATCTGGAGCTGTATTGACAGCCGTTGGTGGCGGTGGAGGAATCAAAAAGATTAAAATAGAGACCTTCCCTGTAAGGAAATCTACAGATACAGGAATCCATATAGACTTCACTTCAGAAGGCGACGGTAATGCAGCAGCAGCTCTGGGATACGGTTCAACTAGTGAATACCCTGGCTACTGGATAAACGAAGACGGTCATTTATCTTCTAATAAAAAATTGCAGGATAATTATTTCTATCAAGATTTTTCTTATGTTATTAAAGTATCCAAGCCTATAACTGAGTGGATAGGAGCAATTAAGAATATTATACATCCTCTGGGAACCAAGGTGTTCGGAGAAATCGAAAAAATATCTACGAACTCCATTAAAATATCTCCTTCAAATTTCATAACAGATTTCGTTTTAGGATATAGAACAGGGCTGTCTATAGGATCTTCTATAGACATTCAATTGTCTTCTAGAACATCAGCTGTAGCTGAAATAAAATGGTCAGACGACACACTAATGTCTTGGGGCAATGGAACGGGAGTAACTTATACGGTTATAGCTACTGCTACTCAGTGGGCAGACGAAACGTTGATTGGATGGGCAGATGCTAATGAGATGTCTTGGAGCGCTCCTTAACCCCTATAAATAATTAAGAGGTATAATCTAACATGGCATCATTATTAAATATTCAAGCAAAATCTAGTATAGCACAATCTTTCATCGATTCATTATCATCTGATAATTATTATATGACATTGGGTAAGACTACTGCATGGCCCAACGAGAGTATTCCTGGGAATATTACAAATTCTATGAATGATACTTTGAGTGTTCTTAATAGTATTTTTGCAATGAAGAAGATAGGATCATCAAATTCGTGTTTGGTTATTCCTCGAGTTAATTGGACATCAGGAACAGTATATGCTCAATATAGCCCGAGTGATTCTTCTTTATACTCTAAAAATTTCTATGTCTTGACAACAGATATGAATGTTTACAAATGTTTGAGTAATGCTGACGGGTCATCGTCAACTTCAAGACCTACTGGACAGTCAACTTCTCAGATCATTACGGCTGATGGTTATACTTGGAAGTTTTTATATAATCTTTCGTCATCTGTTCAGGTAGATTTCTTGAATAGTGTATATCTCCCAGTCCCCTCAGGAGATAAGAGAACATCTCAACAAATTCTAGTAGAAAATACTGCAGCTTATACAACAGGAAGCCCTGCAGGAGGCCATGGTCGTAATGCTGCATGGGAACTGGGAGCAACTAAGATAATAGTATCTCAAAAGTTCGAAGGAAGTGAAAGTGATATTATAGATGCTTCTGTATCGTATAGAGAAGTTGGATTGATCAGAGACGTTAAATTACTTTCCGGAGTAGATGCTAACGGAAGTGTTTATTCGGTCAACGACACAAACTCTACGATAGATATTCATACAGGACAATTGGTATATGTTGAGACTATTACACCAGTCCAAAGAAACTCCGATCAGACAGAAACCGTTAAAATCATTATAGACTTTAACCTATAAATAAAATAGTACACATAATAAACGCGAGTTGCAGATGACATTAAATAAGAATACGTATCCATACTTTGACGACTACACTGATTCTAAAAAATATTATCAGATTCTATTTAGACCAGGAATCGCAGTGCAGTCTAGAGAGCTTATTCAACTGCAAAGTATTCTTCAAAACCAAATTAACAAGTTTGGATCTTCTATTTTTAAGGAAGGTTCTATGGTTATTCCTGGGGAAATGTTTATATCCACAAACACTCCTTATATTAAACTTCAAAACCAATTTAATTCTTCTAATATAAGCGTATCAAATTTTTTAAATAAGCAAATTATAGGTAGAACGTCTGGAGCTGTTGCTACTGTCACTGATGTTGTATCCAAAGAATTAACAGATCCAAATACATTATATGTTACATATAAAACAGGTTCATCTGCACAATCCTTTACAGGGACAACCACAGCAACTTCTAAGATTATTACTGGTATTAATATCGATACATCTTCTATTTCTGTAGGATCTATTGTATCTGGTACAGGTATTCCTAGCAATACATATATTAGCAGTATAAACTCATCTTCTCAAATCACTCTATCAAATGCAGCCACTGCTTCTGGATCGTCTGTCTCATTGACTTCTACTACCACAGACAGTTTCATAGACGGCGAACAAATTGACACTATTACAACAGGATCAGAGGTTGTTTACAGTGCTCTGTTGGCTACTACAGGATCAACCGGAGTTGGCTCTAAAGCAGTTATTCGTAACGGTGTATATTATATAAACGGATATTTTTGTTTGGTAGAAGAACAAACATTGATTCTGGATAAGTATTCGAATACTCCTAGTTATAAAATAGGATTAAGATATACAGATCAATTCATTACAGAAGAAGATGATATATCTTTAAATGATCCTGCAACAGGATCAACAAATTATTCAGCACCAGGCGCTCATAGATATTTTATTGATACCGTCCTATCAAAATATTCTTTGACTGAAGTTGTCCCCGCTAACTTCGTACAGCTTGCTGTTGTGGATGAAGGAATTATTCAGACTATTGTAAACAAAACTGAATATTCAGAGATTGAAAAAACATTAGCTAGAAGAACATTCGACGAATCTGGAGACTATACTGTTAGAGCATTCCCTCTACAGATCAAAGAACATCTCAACACAACTTCTAATTTTGGTTTATATACAGCTTTAAATGGCGGAGATGATAATAAATTTGTATATTCTCTAGAACCAGGTAAAGCTTACGTTAAAGGATATGAAATAGAAAAACAATCTACTACATATATAGCTTCTCAAAAACCTCGTACGACTATTACAAAACAGAATCAAACATATAACGCATCATTGGGGTCGTATGTAACAGTAGATTCTTTAACAGGAACTTTTGATCTAACATCATTACAATCTGTTAATTTATACTCAGCTACAAATGCTGGAGGGTCTGTAGTAGGAACAGCTAAAATCAGATCTCAAGAGTTTGTATCTGGAACTCCAGGAAACTCTGCTGCTGTTTATAAGCTATGGTTATTCGATGTTACAATGTCTAGTGGATCATTTTCGAGCGTTCGCTCAATAGGAACATCTGCAACATCTAAAGGGAACTTAATTCTTGTAGATTCTCAAGCTGTTTTGTTTGAAGCGTCTAATCAAATTCCTATTTTACCATTCCCAGAATACGCTATTAAAACATTCAAAGATTCTTCTAACAATGTGGATATAACATATTCAGTTAAAAGATATCATACAGGGACCATGTCAGGGTCTAGCATAACTTTAACAGCAGGTTCCAATGAAGTGTTTGAGTCGTATGATGTTTTAAGCTATCATTTATCTATTACAACAGCATCAGGAACAGCTACGGGAAATGGATACTCAGCAGGGAGCATTATTAATCTAGGAGGAGCAGGAAACTCTGTTGTTCTAGGAGGATCTCCAATAGGTAAACAGGTAACAATAAACGTTCCTAGTATTGCAGGGTCAACTGTAAAAATTATTTCGTCTGTTGCTAAAACAGGAAACCAACAAAAAACGAAAACTCTAACATCTAGAATTCAAAGCGGAGTTTCACATTCTAGTACTATTCAATTAGATAGAGCTGACGTGTATGATATTGTTTCTATTATAGACGATACAACATCTGCAAATATAACATCTAAGTATACTTTGGATAACGGTCAAAGAGACAGCTATTATGATAGAGGATCTTTGAAGTTTGTTGTTGGAAATTCGGTACCAGCTTCTACCGTTACGATCAACTATAGATATTTTGAACATGGATCTGGAGATTATTTCTCTGTAGATTCTTATAACGGTGTTATAGCCTATAAAGATATTCCAAGCTACCAATCATCTACAGGAGCAGTATATTCTCTTATCAATAGTTTGGATTTCAGACCTAGAATTAATAATGCAGGAACAGGATTTTCTGTGTTATCTGAGATTGTAGTTTCAGATAACAACATCACAGCAGACTATGAAGTATATCTTCCCAGAAAAGATAAAATATTCCTAGATTATAAAGGTAATTTTGTAGTTTCTACGGGAGTTCCTGGGATAAATCCTCAGCTTCCCTCTGATATATCTAATGCCATGGTATTGTATGAAGTTAGTTTAAATCCATATGTGTTCGATACTGCTGATATTACTATAAAGCCTATAGATAATAGAAGATACACTATGAGAGATATCGGGAAACTGGATAAGCGTATTTCTAATCTCGAATACTATACATCATTATCTCTCTTAGAAAAAAACACATCAGATTTGTTTATCGATGATGGTACAGGTGTCAACAGATTTAAAAACGGGTTTGTGGTAGACAATTTTAAATCTCATATTATAGGAGATGCTGCTCTTCTTGAATACAAATGCGCTATAGATAAAGAAAATGGCATTCTAAGACCTCAGTTTAAATCCAGCAACGTTGCCATGAACTATTCGCCATCCAAAAGCTCCAACGTTACTAAAACGGGTGATTTGCTGACTCTTCCGTATACTGTAGTTTCATATATCAATCAGCCTTCGGCATCTAAAACAGAAAATATCAATCCTTATGATGTTATCAATTGGACCGGTGTTATGACATTGTCTCCTAATAGCGATGACTGGTATGATACTGAACAGCTTCCAGATATCATTATAGAAGACGATGATGGTCAAGCTGATGCACTAGCTTCTCTAAACGGTCAGGTGATATGGAACGATTGGGTTACTACTTGGGCAGGCCAGACTTTATCTTCATCTACTACTTCTACATCTATATCAGAGAGTACCTACAACTCTATGGTATCAGACGGGACATCAGCATCTAGCGTTAATAAGTGGGGCCATGTTCCTGGTACAAGATTTGCAGGATCTACTTATTCTTTAAATAGAACCACCGAGGTTAAGGAAGTTGGACAATCTCGTACAGGGTCTTTACTGTCTGTTGTTGAAAGCACGAACACTCAAGTTATAGATAATAAAGTTTTAAACACTTCTCTAATTCCTTATATCAGATCTAAAGATATTGTTTTCAATGTTAAAGCGCTGAAACCTAATACAACAGTATATCCTTTCTTTGATGGTATAAACGTCCTTAGTTATACTAAACCTCTTGGAGGGTCTTTAGGATCTCCTTTGGTTACAGATTCTGCAGGAGAAGTATCTGGAATATTCTCGATACCTAATAATAGTTCTATTAAATTTAGAACAGGCCAAAGAATTCTTAGATTAACCGATTCTGACACCAACACAAGCTTTGCTAGTTCAACATCGGCTGATGGATTATATACAGCCACAGGAGTTCTTCAATCTACGCAGAAGACTATTCTATCTACTAGAACAGCTCAACTCGTAACTTCTACTGTAAGTGAAGATCGTACTAGTGTTGAATCTATTACTTCTGATTCAGTTTTAAGAACTAAGTGGGCAGATCCTTTGGCCCAAACATTCTTAGTTAATTCTGAAGGAGGAGTCTTCTTATGTAAAATTAACATATTCTTTGCATCTAAAGATTCTAAGAATATTCCTGTTAGATTACAGATTAGAAATACTGTTAATGGATACCCAGGACAATATGTAGTACCTTTTAGCGAAGTCGTTCTAGATGCTTCTGATGTTTTGGTGTCTGCTGATAGTTCTGTAGCTACTTCTTTCACTTTTCCGTCTCCTGTATATCTCCAAGACGGCACAGAATACTGCTTCGTATTACTATCCAACTCTGTAGAGTATAATATATGGGTATCTAAGACTGGGGAGTTCAATATCCTTACAGGAGAAAGAATATCCAAGCAACCTTATGCAGGAGTATTGTTTAAATCTCAAAACGCTTCTACATGGACTGCAGATCAAGAAGAAGATATTAAATTTGAAATCTTTAACTGTCAGTTTAGCACATCTGTCGTAGGGTCAGCTATACTAGAAAACTCTATACCTTCTAGTTCTACATTGATATCTAATCCTTTATACACTGTATCTGATTCTAACAGCACTATTGTTACTGTTATCCACGCTAACCACGGATTTAAAACTGGAAATACAGTAACACTATCTGGGATCGTAGGAACTCAAAATGGGATATCTGCTAGCGTTTTAAACGGCTCTCACGTTGTTACGGTATTAGATATGGATTCTTACACGTTCCAAGTATCTTCTGTGGCAACTTCTACTGGTTCTTGTGGAGGATCTTCAGTAGTAGCTACTCAGAATATTGTAATGGATGTAGGAAACTTTAATGCTCAAACTTTAGTATTTCCTGGTACTTCTTTAGGAACATCTATTAAAACTAGAAATCTTGGAGATACTTTAGATTCGTCTTATACTGATATTAACGTCAGCGAAAATATAGTGTTTACTGAGCCTAGGATCATCTATAGCGATGATAACAACACAGACATAGATGTTATCATTAGGAATTCTTTTGCCACATCTAATCCTAATATATCTCCTGTTGTAGATCTTCAGAGATCCTCGTTAATTACTGTATCCAACAGAATCAATAATAACTCTACAGATGAGCTTGATCCTAGATCAGGAGATGCTATAGCTCGTTATATAACAAAAAGAGTTGTTTTGAATGATCCGGCTACATCACTAAGAGTATATCTGACAGCTATAAGAGATAATACAGCGACTATTAAAGTGTATGCTAAGTATCTTGCTGATGATAATCAAAGTGAGAATTTCGATGACCAATCTTACGTAGAGATGACAGCTTTAACTTATCCAGCATTCAATAGTGAATCGTTTAAAGATTATACTTTTGAAATAAATAATATTTCTCCGTTTAGTATATTCGCAATCAAGGTTGTTATGTTGTCTCTCGAGACTTCTGATGCTCCTCAGATTAAAGATTTTAGAGCTATTGCTCTTGCAACATAGAAGGAATATTTTTAACATGCTATTAAAAGTAGAAGATCATATTAATCTAGCTAGAGACTCTCGTAGTAAAGCTATCATAAATACTTCTAGTGAAAACTATAGAATAGCTTTGGAATCTAAGGAGAAACGTATGTCTTTAGATCATAAGTTTAAATCTATAGACAATGAAATTCTTTCAATTAAAAATGATATTTCTGCTATACTCGAAATCTTAAGAGAAAAATAATTAGATGGCTAATATACCTTTACTAACACTAACAGGAACAACATGGTCTACTTTCGGAGACATGGCGTCTGCTGTTAATACTGTTATAGGAAGAGTTAATACTCTAGGTGAAAGTAGTAGCGTTTATATCACAGGGGGAACTGTAGACGGAACTCCTATCGGATCAGTGACTCCTTCTACAGGAGCATTTACAAATCTTACTGTAGATACAACACTCACTTTAACAGGAGCGTCCATAGTATTGTCCAACGACAGTATTTCAGGAGATGCTATCGACGGTGGTACTATCACAGCAGATTATATAGAGCTTAATTATGCTCCTACTACATCTAACCATGCTACAACAAAAGCTTATGTAGATTCCAGTGTATCAGCTCTACAAACACAAATCATAGCTTATTCAATGATCTTTGGAGGATAATTTTGAGTTCTAACGTATTTAAAAACAAAGTAGCCAGCAACATAGGGACATCCTCGGTAGCTGTGTATACAGCTCCTACAGGAAAGACTGCGACTATTATAGGACTATCTCTCGCTAATAAGATTTCTAGTGATATCACTTGTGATATCACTCTTACAGATACTTCTACAAGCACTACAGTGTATCTGGTAAGAAGTGCTCCGATTCCAACAGGAAGTTCTCTTGTTGCTATTGGAAAGGATCAAAAGGTTGTGGTTGAGAATGGAGATATCATATCAGTAGTATCTAGCGATACTTCTTCTATAGATGTTGTGATGTCGGTAATGGAATTGGATAACGGAGTTTAATAGTGTCATACGTAGGTAGAGAACCCCAATTTGGTGAATATATAGTTGCAGATTCTATAGCTCTTTTACAAAACGGCGTTCGTACAAATTTCCCCATTACTTCGAATGGGGAACCTGTTGTTATGGGTACCGTTAATGCTTTATTTTTAGCAAAGAACGGATTGACACTATACCCTCTAGATGATTTTCTTGTAGGAGGAGATTCTACATCTATAGATTTTATAGTTCCTCCTACTGCTATTGATGATATTAGTATTAGAGTTTTGGGAAACGTTTTTGATACTCTAACAGTTGAAGATAATGTTGTAACTTCATCTAAAATTCAGAATAGCGCAGTCACATCTGCTAAACTAGCAGATAATGCTGTAACAGCTTCTAAAATTGCTGATAATACCGTCACGTCAACTAAGATATCTTCTAATGCTGTAACAGCTTCTAAAATTCTAGATGGATCAGTTTCGACAAACAAGTTAATAGATGCGTCGGTTAACAATGCTAAGTTGGTCGACGGAGCAGTATCGTACGTTAAAATATCCTCATCATCTATCACGAATACTCCTAATGATATAGTTATAGGAGCAGTTGGGAAATTGGTTGACGCCGCTACGTTAAAATCCTTTAAAGGAACTCCTCCTATTTTTAGATTGAGACAACAATACTCAACCGGAGTAGCAGGAGGCCAAAGAGCTAATGCTAATCAGTGGGAAGATAGTAATTTAGCAGGAGGAGTTATTCTCAACACTCTGCATACTAATAACATTACAGGAGCCGCTCACAACTCGTCCAATGGGCAATTTACTCTACCTACAGGCACTTACATTTTAGATGGGTGGAAATTTTTTCACAATGTAGGGCAATGTAAATTCAGATTCTATAATATTACAGATAATAATGTACTAGCTTATTCGGTTTCTGGGTGGGCTAGTGGAGCTGCAGGGCACGACAGAACACCGATTGAAAACTTCGTGTTCACCCTAACAGCTCCTAAAACGTTTAAGTTTCAAAGCTGGGTAGCAGGGACATCTGGGATTAATCAAGATCTAGGTATTCCAGGAAACGATGGAGTATCGCCTGAAATATATGCAGATTTTACTTTTGAAAAAATAGCATAATATAAATATATTGGTAATTAGGAGAATATAATAAAATGATTCAGTCAATCTGGGGATCAACTCAAAGAACACCTTCAACTACTATGAGGATTCCTGTAGACATGAGCTCGTCTTCGTCTCCTGGTCATGTTACTGGTTTAGACATTGTAGACTTTATTTTGACTCCTCAAACAGGCAATAACGGTAAATTCGTCACGACTGATGGGTCTAGTGTCAGTTGGACATTTATTACAGAATCCAAACTAACAATCTCGGACACGACGACTAACGATGCTTCTACCACAAAACACGGATTTCTTCCTAAACTTTCTGGAGACGCTGATACAGTTTTAGACGGTAATGGTGTATATTCTAGAATTATAGAATGTATAGGGATATCTCCTTCAGATGAAACCACTGATCTGATTACGGGAACTTCTAAAGTAACTTTCAGAGCTCCTTATGACTTTACTATTACTGATATCAAAGCTAGCCTAACATCAGCAGCAACTGGATCTAGTTTGATAGCAGATGTTAATGTAAATGGATCGTCTATTCTATCAACAAAACTATCGATTGATGCTGGAGAGAAAACCAGTAAAACTGCAGCAGTCCCTCCTGTATTATCTTCTACTACATTGACCGACGATGATGAGATATCTGTTGATATTGATCAAGTGGGATCAACCTTTGGTGGTAGAGGATTGAAAATATACATTCTAGGATATAGAAACGCTTAGTTCCTTTTTATAAATATACTTGATATAAGAAGAGGAATATTTATAAATGGCTAGCACATTCAATCCGGTAGTTTTAAATTTCGACGGAAATCCAGCTCCAAAGATAAGAAAAAATACTACTTGGGAAGTCAACTTGACCTGGAAAGACTCTACAGGAGCTTTAGTAGATCTTAGCTACTATACAGCCCATATGCATATCAGAAAAAATTCCCAATCGATTACAACAATTCTAGATCTATCTACGTCAAACAGTAGAATATTTTTGACAGCTCAGGGAAATATTAAATTAAAACTATCACCATCAGCCACTTCCAATGTGCCTGCAGGTAAATATCAATATGATTTGGTACTGACCGATACTTCTTCTATAGATACTAACGGAGAAGGTATGGGAACCTTTCCGTTGTTCGTCGGAGAAATCAACATAGATGATAGCATTACAAGAGAGACCTAATGTCAAACATATTAACTCTTCAACAAACATTTAATACCCTAATATTCAATAGATCTTCTCTCGAAGTTGTATCTTTAAATGCTCAGGGTCCTAGAGGACCTAGAGGTCTGCAAGGATTGACCGGGTCACAGGGACCTTCAGGATTATCAGCATATCAAATAGCTGTTAATAATGGATTTGTAGGAACTGAACAGCAGTGGTTAGACAGCCTTCAGCCTGATACAGCAGTAACATCTGTCAATGGACAGACGGGGACTGTTGTGTTGACAAAGACTACTATAGGGTTAGGAAACGTAGACAATACGTCGGATGCAAACAAACCTATATCTACAGCAACTCAAACAGCTTTAAATAATACGCAACCTCTGTCTACAGTTCTTACAAATACTACAGCAAGCTTCACTACAGCAGATAAAACTAAGATAGATTCCATCCAGTCTAATGCTGAAGTTAATAACGTTTTTATTCAAGCAACAGCACCAGTCACGTCTATAAATAAGTATATGTGGATCGATACCAGTGGTGGAGACCTTACTATTTGGATAGAAGACGGAGTTTAATATGGCAACAAGAAATTTATTTGGAGATCTTGCACTAGATACTAGTGTAACCGCTGTTAAAACGTCCGTAGATGCTGTTAAAACCAAATTAGACACTGGTATAACGGTTTCTCTGGATTCAACGTCTCTAAGCGCATTAGAATCGATAACTGCAGTAGGACCTCTAACAGACACCCAATTAAGAGCAACTCCGATAGTTATTTCGGACGGAGCTGGATCAATAACCGTAGACGGAACTGTTTCTATATCCGGATCAGTTCCTGTAACAGGGACATTCTGGCAAACAACTCAACCAGTTAGTTTAGCTAACGTTCCGTTAGCTACTGGAGCTTCGACATCGACTTTACAAACTACTGGAAATACGTCTCTAGCCTCTATAGACACAAAACTATCAGGAAGTATATCCGTAACAGGTCCTTTAACGGATATTCAGCTTAGAGCTACAGCGCTTCCAGTATCAGCAACAACTTTACCTCTTCCTACAGGAGCAGCTACACAAACCACCTTAGCTGCCATTGATACAAAATTGGGATCAACTTTAACAGTAACAGGAACTCTTACAGATACTCAATTAAGAGCAACTCCAGTTCCAGTATCAATTTCAGGATCTATTCCTGTAACTATTGCTAGTGCAATAGAAATTACTAACGATGTTGGAAATGCTATTCCAGTATCAGGAACTGTAACAGCTAATGCTGGGACAGGGTTCCAGACAAATGCTTTAACAGACGCTCAACTGAGAGCTACGGCTGTTCCGGTATCTGGATCAGTTACCTTGAACTCTGGAACAGCCGCTATAGGAAAGCTTACGGCAAATGATGGCATAGACATTGGAGACGTTACAATCAACAATGCTTCTTTGGCAGTCACAGGAACATTCTGGCAGGCTACTCAACCGATTTCAGCAGCAGCTTTACCTCTTCCTACAGGAGCAGCTACTGCTACTCTACAGTCAACAGGTAATACTTCATTAGCTGCCATCGATACAAAATTAGGATCAACTTTAACTGTCAATACAGGACTATCTCAAGGTCTTACTGATGCTCAATTAAGAGCTACTGCTGTTCCTGTATCAGGAACACTTACAGTCAATACAGGACTAACGGATGCTCAATTAAGGGCAACTCCGATAGTTATTTCAGACGGAGCTGGATCAATAACCGTAGACGGAACTGTTGAACTTGGAGCTACTTCTTTAGCAGCTTTAGAAAATACAACAGTTACATTGTCAGGAACCGTTCCACTTCCGACTGGAGCTGCTACAAATGCTAAATTGGATGAAGTTATTACAGCCGTCAGTGGAATATCTGGAGGTGGCAGTGGCGGGTTAACAGACACTCAATTAAGAGCATCTCCTTTAAACGTATCATTGTCCACAATTCCATTGGCAACCGGAGCCGCTACAAATGCTAAATTAGACGAGGTTGTAACTGCTATTAGCGGAATATCTGGAGGAGGTCCTTCTGGAGGCCTTACAGACGTTCAACTAAGAGCATCTCCAGTTGTAGTGAGCTCAGTCACAATAGAAGATCTAGTGCAACAAATGGCTGATATGACCGCTATTATGATGCAAATGCTGAACTACATGAAATCTTTAGGGAACGTAGACTCTGGATATAGACAGAGAGTAGCTGTAGATACTATGCCTACAGTTGCTACTACGGTATCATCAGGAACACTTACAACCGTTTCAGCTGTAACAGCAGTTACCACAGTCAACAACACAGCGCAGGTAGCAGGATTTGGACTTCAACAGTTCCAAGCTCCTTCAAACACTGCATACAACACCGGAACCCTTCCATATTTAATAGAGGTATAACATGGCACTAACTAATCGTATGAATAATATTGTGAATCTTCCTAACTGGCAACAGTTGAACTTTAACCCCAACACAACAGTGTCTTCAGCTCTATCAGCTACTTGTTATCCTGATAACGGAAACTTCCACCCAGAATACAATAGGCTAATGAACTATTTGTTGGGATCGGGTTCCTATTGGCAGTATGATACTTGGACAGATTCTTATCAACAGTTATCGTCTCCCCCAATTGCTCCAGCGACATATTCTTCTTTGAAGTTCAGTGGAGCATACGGATTTGAAGGTAGGGTGTTAGCAGCAACTTCAAATACAATTACAATACCTCATTATTCAGGAAAATCTCTGAAAGGATTTGAAGTTAGAATTTTTTCAGGAACAGGTAAAGGTCAACAAAGAATGGTTACTGATGTAGGTAACGTCATTGTTGGAGATACTGGTGTTGTAACTGCAGCTACTGCCACATCGATTACAGATACAGCCAAAGCTTGGGCAATCAATCAGTGGGTAGGATACCAAATAAGAATAGCATACGGTACGGGTATATCCCAAGTACGTAGAGTGCTGTACAACGATGCTACATCTATTACGTTTGTCGACGTCAACAGATATGCAGTAGACAACCAATGTAATCCAATGGCTCCTTCTCCAGCTCTATCAGCCACAGCAGGTGCTCAATCTATATACACAATAGAATCCGCTATAGCTACAGTAGAAACAGCTTGGGACATCACTCCAGACGAGACTTCGAGGTTTAGATTCCTCAGTGGAGCTGAGGTAATGTTGTCAGGAGCAGCAGGTGCTCCTTTCTACACTCTTCAAGTCAGAGATAAAATTTCAGATACTTGGTATATTAGAACAGCATGTTCTAACTTATTTACTGCAGTCGGGACAGATGGTACTGTAGAAAGAACTACTGAAAATGCATCTGTATGGGAGTTAGGTATTGCTACAGGTAGCCACACTACCACAACTCTTCAAGATACAACTAAAAACTGGACAGTTAACTCTTTAGCTGGTAAGTATATGTTTATATACTCTGGGACATCTTCTGGAAGTATTAGATTGATCGCGTCAAATACTGCTAACACCCTAACATGGGCATCAGCATTGGGATCAGCTCCTACAGCTACAAGCAGATATAAAATTGTAGGATTTGATGCTGGTACAGCATCATCTGGATCAACTACAACTCTAGTAGACTCAACTAAAACGTGGGCTACCGATAGATGGAAAAATTATATCGTCAGAGTTTTAAGCGGAACTGGTATAGGACAAACTGCATCGATATCGTCAAACACAGCAACTACTTTAACATTCTATAGACCTCTAGGAACAGCTTTAGATAGCACTTCAGTATATTCTATAGAAGGTGATAAGGATAACGTATATATCTTCCAAGGAGGTCAAGCAGCTTTAGCTCTACATTCTATAGAATCTGATATTGCGACGTTTGGAAGATCTACCGATGACGGGTTAACTAGAATCGGGTCAGCTCAGTATGGAGAGTTTCCCGCTGTTCCAGTTACATCTATTGCAGGAGCAACCGCAACTAAGACTGTTACAACAGCTATTCCTCACGGATTTAAGACTGGGTGGACAGTGTCTCATAAGGGTGATACTGGAGCTTCAGCTGTTCAAAACAACATATCAGCAGTCATTACTGTAACTGGTGCTACTACATATACATACACAGCAACTGGATCTACTGCAGCAGCAACATACGGAACCCTATCTACTACAGTATTGATAGACGCTACAAAGAACTGGACAGTAAACGAACATGCCAATAAAGTATGCTATTTCACCACAGCAGCTCCTGCTGTAGGTACTGGCGCAGCTACTATGGTTGCTATGGAGATTGCGTCTAATACAGCTAACTCTCTAACGTTTAAAACCGCTACTACAGCTCCAGTAAATGGTGTTAGTAGATACTCTGTATGCTCCAGACCTGCTATAGGAGCTTTAGATTCTGGCATAGCTACAGGTACACAATCTACAACTACTCTCCAAGACACTTCCAAAACTTGGGTAGTAAATATTTGGGCTGGTAGAAAACTTAAAATGATATCTGGTACAGGTCAGGCTATCGAAATTGCTATAGTATCAAACACTTCAAACACTCTAACGTTTGGTATCACAACAGCTCCAGTAGCAGCTTCTACTTCGTACAGCATTCTCGGAGCAACCACAAAAGGTCCCGGTATCAACTCTTGTTGGAACTATGGTACTACAGACACTGCTAAAGCAGGCCGAAATATCATTATTCCTAGAGGTGGTGGTGTTCAGGGATTCGACTCGCTAGATATACCTACAGACACTTGGACGCTATTGTCAACCTCTCCTCAGATAGAAACTTTATCTACAGGTACAATGACATCATACGACGGAGCTGATAGGTTATACTTCACTAAAGATGCTACTATGAGATTCTATTATATAGACTTAGTTTCCAATAGAATATTTGGAGCAGGCATTGCTCCTGTAATTGCTGCCGGTGCTGCTACTATTGGAAACCGTATGGAGATTTTAGAGACTAAAGACGGTATCAAATATCTTTGGGTCAATAGACACTCGAACGCTGATAACTTTAGAACCCTTATACACTGGTAGGATTTAGATGATTCCAACAAACAAACAAGAGTTTTCTGAATACTGCCTTAGAAAACTCGGACATCCAGTTATACAGATAAGCGTTACAGCAGATCAGATAGACGATCGTATAGACGAATCGTTGTATCTGTTTTATGAGCAACATTATAATGCAACTGAAGAAGTTGTTATAATGTATCCTATTACTAATTTAGATCTAGCTAATCAGTTTATAATACTTCCTAGTGATGTAGTAGGAGTTGTCGAAGTTCTCAGACCTCAAATGTCTTCCGGAGCTTCTTCGTTGGATTATCAAGCTTTTATTAATGAGGTATATTCTTATACATCTCCTTATATATACGGAGATATGACATATTACTATATGACTGAGATGAGACTTACTCAAATGAAAAATCTTCTTGTTCCTGATAGAAGATTTAACTTTAACTACTTGTCTCATAAACTAATAATTGCAGGAGGCCTAGCTGATTCTTATAGAAAAGATGGATATCTTCTGATTAAATGTCTCAAAAAGCTCCACGGAGATGAGAGCACTCTACAAGATACTAACGATATAGTTTATAATATTTGGAGAGATAAGTGGCTTCAAGAATATGCTACAGCGATGATCAAACTTCAATGGGGGCAGAATTTATCTAAATACCAAAACGTGCAGCTTCTTGGAGGAGTTTCTATGAACGGAAACCAAATCAAAGAAGAAGCTAAACAAGAGATCAAAGATTTAGAAACAGAACTATCTACAGTATACCAATTACCTATAGATTTTTCAATGGCATAGCATGACAGTAAATTCGTTTTTTAACAATGGACTAGGAGTAGGTACTGCTTCCGAACAGGATTTAGCAGAGTCTCTTATCATTGAATTAATTCAAATGTCTGGCCATAACTTTTTATTCATTCCTAGAGACAGATTCTTGGAAGATAAATTGTTTCAAGAAATTCCTACAGAGAAATATTCTAGCTATAAACAACTAGAAATGTATATTGCCAATGTTACAGATCTCGGCGGTCAGGGTGAGATATTTTCTAAATTTGGTTTAGAAGTAGATGACACTGTAGACCTCGTAGTTGCTCGTAAAAGATATCATGAAGAAGTTAGCCCCGATGCTCCTCATGCAGGAGATCTTATATACTTTCCATTAACCAAACATCTTTTTGAGATTAAATTTGTCGACGACGAGCCGGGAGGAATTTCAGGATTAAATCAGTTCTATTCTCTTTCTAAACTTTACACTTATATGTTTAAATGTACTCTATATAGATATTCTTACGACGAGTTCGATACAGGGATAGATATTTTAGATAACCAACTCGATCCTGATATATTCTCCGATCAGGGAGTTTCAAATCACCATGAAGTTATAGAAGAAGAGGCTGCTGCAGCTTTAGATTGGTCAGAGGATAATCCTTTTGGAGAAACTACAGGAGGAATTTAATGTTTGCTAACCAAACCACTTTATACTTTGCTTCTATAAGAAAGCTTACTGCTGCTGTAGGATCTATATTCAACAATATAACAATATCGAGATATTCTGATCTAGGAGGAACTGGTACAAAAATACGTACGTTAAAAGTTCCTTTGATGTATGCTACTGGAGACAAATCGTATGTTTTCGAGGAACAGCACAATCCAGCTCAGTCTAGTGTGCAAACAAAAATATCATTCCCTAGAATATCATATCAGCTTATAGACATGGAATACGATCCTACTAGGAAGCTTCCTACGATGAATAATACTATAGCTGCAAAATCTACAGATCCTTCACAATATATAAATCAGCTAACTCCTGTTCCTTATAATTTTATATACGAAGTTTATATAGGTTCAAAAACCATAGACGACGGTCTACAGATTATCGAACAGATTCTTCCAAACTTTTGTCCATCGTACACTCTTACAGTGAAAGAGATTCCTCAGTTGAATATATCTAGAGATGTTCCAATTATTTTCACTGGGATATCTAAAGAGGATTACGTAGAAGGAGCCTTTGAAGATGAACGAATCCTTATGTGGACTCTGACGTTCTCTGCTAAATCCTATCTATATCCTAATATATCTGATGCTAATATCATTAAGAAGGTTCTAACTTCGATATATACTAATGTAGAAATGACTGTAGAGTCTAAACAAGAAATTATACAAGTGTCTGTTGACCCTATAAATGCTGATGAGACTGACGATTGGACAGCAGCTACAGTTGTATATGATCAGGACCATATAGATTCAAATGGAGATCCTATTGGATAACAATAATACACCAGAGCAAAAGTCTAAAATTATTTCACAGCTAGAAGAAGCCTTGGGTATAAAACCTCAAGAAACCCAACAAGATGTTTCTATAGTTCCCTATAAAGAATCTAAAGACAATTCTCATAACGATGATTACGAGTTTACTAGAAACACCCAAAAGGAATTGTATAAACTTGGATTCTCTTCGTTAGCAGAATTAAAAGAGCTCGCTGTAGAAACTTCGGATGTTAAATATTTTCAAGCTCTTGCAGCTCTTTTAGCTACCATGAAAGATGTTTCTGGAAGTGTTGTTCAAGCAGCTAAAACTAAATCTGAAATTGAATTAAATAAATCTAAAATAGGTATTCAAAAGGAAGCGGTTATTAACGGAAATATAACTCAAACCAACCAATCTATATTTGTGGGGTCTGCAGCAGATTTGTCAAAATTCTTAGACGAAAATAATGCTACTCTAGATAATATAGAGAATGTGATCATAGAGAATGCTTCATCATAAAACTTCTCCGGACCATTACCTAGGTAATATAAATCTGAGAGCTGCTAATTATAAGTATTCATACACTCTCCATGAGATTAAAGAGTATATAAAGTGTAAAAACGATCCCATACACTTTATCAAAAATTATATAAAGATTATACATCCCGATAGAGGATTAGAGTTAATGCAACTCTATCCGTTTCAGGAAGAGATGGTTAGAGCTTACTGGAAGGACTTAAATGTTATAAGTCTTACTGGAAGACAGATGGGCAAATCTACAACGTTCGCAGCATTTTTATGCTGGTATGTTATTTTCACTCCTTCTAAATACGCGATTGTTCTAGCTAACAAGCTTGGAACCGCTAGAGAGATATTTTCAAGATTTCAATTAGCCTATGAGAATCTTCCTAAATTTCTCCAACAAGGGGTTAAAGAATGGAACAAGATGTCCGTAGAGCTAGAAAATGGATCCAAAGCTCGTTGTGCAGCTACGTCAGCAAGTGCTGTAAGAGGACACAGTCCCCAACTCTTGTATCTTGACGAATATGCTCACGTAGCTAATAATACAGCCGAAGACTTCTTCACTTCAGTATTTCCTACACTATCTGCTGGTAAGGAAAATAAACTTATAATCACATCTACTCCTAAGGGATACAATCACTATTATAAAATTTGGAACGATGCTATTACAGGTAAGAATGGATACACTCATATACACGTTACGTGGGACGCTCACCCAGAGAGAGATGAAGCGTGGAGAGTCAAAGAGCTTGCAATGCTCGGAGAAGAAAAGTTTGCACAAGAACATCTAACAGAATTCTTAGGATCTACAAACACATTAATCAAAGGCCATTATATTAAGAATATGTCAGCAGACGTCCCACTATATGACACAGACGGACTGACAATATACAAACATGCTGAAGATACTCACCAGTATCTTATCACTTGTGACGTATCTAGAGGGACAGGAAACGACTTCAGTGCATACGTTGTTTTCGACGTTGCAAAATATCCTTTTACCATAGTAGCTAAGTACAAAAATAATCAGATATCTACACAGGTCCTTCCAACGTTTTTATATCAAACAGCTAAAGCTTATAACAACGCTCTAGTCCTGGTAGAGACTAATGACAATGGTCAGCAAGTAGCTGATATTCTATTTTATGATTTAGAATACGAGAATGTAATTTTCATGACGGGAAATAAGCAACCGGGTTGCCGAACCACAAAAGCAACTAAACGACTTGGATGCTCAATATTCAAAGATATGATAGAGTCTCAAAAGCTTATTATAAACGATATTGACATTGTTTCTGAAATATCAACATTCGTTCAGCAGACTAATGATAAGGGATATGCAGCTGAACCAGGAAAACATGACGACTTGGTTATGTGTCTAGTTATACTATCATTTTTTACTACTAGAGACGAGTTTAAACTCAACAGTGATCTATCCCTTAGAAAAGAACTTATATCTCAAAATCAAAGAGCTATAGAAGAAAGTCTTATACCGTTCGGTATATTTGACGACGGAACTCCAGACGAATCTTCAGTTGATCCGTGGACTCAGTGGTTAAATAGTTGATATAGTTATCAAATCCTTAATCATATAAATAATCATATAATATATATTTTGAAATTATTAAGGAGAATTAAATGGGATTTCAATTATCACCTGGTGTAGACGTCTATGAAACAGACCTAACCAACATCGTTCCTAATGTTAGTACTTCTTCTGCTGGTACAGCTGGTCAGTTTACATGGGGCCCTGTAGAAGAAGTTGTTATCGTTCCTAGCGAAGAAGATTTAGTTAGTTTGTTTGGTAAACCAAACTCGACTACATATAAAGACTTTATGTGTGCTGCTAGTTTTCTAGCCTATGCTAAAGACCTCAAAGTTGTTCGTGTCGTTGGTACAGCAGCTCTAAACGCTTCAGCTACAGCTTCTGCTGCCGGTACTGGAGTATTGGTTAAGAATCAAACATCATATGATGTTATGGATTTTTCAGCTTCGGCTAACCTGTTTGTTGCGAAATATCCTGGAGTTCTAGGAAACTCTCTCGGCGTGGCTTTTGCAAATACTGCTGGATTCGACGATGTAGATTCTAACGGAGATTATACTTGGATCTGGAGAGAGATGTTTAGCTCAGCTCCTGGAACAAACGAGTTCCATGTTGTTGTATATGACGCTGATGGTGTTATTACAGGAACAGCTGGATCAGCTTTAGAGAAATATGAATTCGTTTCAACTTCGACTACAGCAAAATACTACGACGGAACACCTGCATATTTCAAGACAAAAATCAATAACGACTCTGCTTGGATTTGGATCGGGAAGGCTTCATTACTTTCTGGAACATCTAATGGAGTTGATCTTGGGGCTGGTGCTGACGGCTCTGCTGTTGTTGCTGCTAATCGTCAAACAGGTTTTGATATGCTTGCGAATACAGAGATCGATTTAGGTATCGTGTTTGCTTCTGGTGCTGATAAAGTATCTGTTAAGTATCTTATTGACTCTGTCGCAGAAGTTAGAAAAGATGTAGTTGCATGCGTATCGATTGAAGAAGACGATGTTGTAAACGTCTCAGCTGATAATACTATGCTAACAAACATGGCTGCTACTAGAACATCTTTCGGAAATTCTTCATATGCATTTATGGACGGCGCTTATAAGTATATGTATGACCGCTACAATGATGTAAATCGTTGGATTCCTTTGAAT